CTGACAGGTAGCGATGTCATGATGCTGCTGCTGGGTGTCCTGGCTCGAGAGACTGCCAGCGTGTACAACTTCTGGTTGGGTTCGTCCAACTCCAGTCAAACGAAGGACTTGATGAAGAAATGATTGACACTTGGAAAGACTCACTTGCTCGCGTCCTCCATCACGAGGGAGGATTCGTCAATCACAAGGATGACCCAGGCGGCGCCACCAACCACGGCTGCACGCAGAAGGTTTGGGAGGAGTTTTGCGGTCATCCTGTCAGTGTTGACGATATGAAAGCACTGACGCACGATGACGTTGCCCCGCTTTACAAAACCAAGTATTGGGATCGCGTGAAGGGTGACGACCTGCCAGCAGGGATCGACTATTGCGTGTTTGACGCATCGATCAACTCAGGTGTTGGCAGAGCCTCAAAGTGGCTTCAGGAGTCTGTTGGAGTCCAGCCTGACGGTGTTATCGGGCCGATGACGCTGCGAGTTGCACAGGCGATGGTTCCGAATGACCTTGTGAACCTGTATTGCGACAAGCGTCTGGCGTTCCTGAAAGAACTTAAAACTTGGGATGTGTTTGGGAAAGGCTGGGAACGGAGGGTGGAAGAAGTCCGCTCCCATGCGCTCACAATGATCGCAAAAGCCGGTTGATGTACCACTGAGCTTTTTCTAAATCCTCTCTGCCGTTCTTCTTCTTCCACCGCCAGAGATACTTAATCGCGTTTCCAGTGCAGAAAGCCTCCATGCCTTGCAGTCCTTCCGTAGCGACTGCAATGGCATCGATGCACTCAACAGCACCTTTGTAGTGGTCGGGGTTGGTAGGGTCAGAATGGGGCGTCATCTCGTGCCTTCGGTTCAGCCAGTGTTGCCCAGCCATCCCAGCCAACAGGTACTGACTCCATCTTGAGCGTCAGACCTTTAGCGGTTTGCATGACAACGCCGATCTTCTGCCAGCGTTTTTTCTCCTCTCCTTGCTTGTTTGTGTAGGTTCCGGTGCTTGCGATTACTTCGTATGCGATGGGCATAGTTTCTCCATGAGGTTGTTGACTTCAGACAAAAACTCTTTGACCTTGCTCTCAAACTTCTCGATCTCCTCCTCTGTCGGCTGGAACCGGACTACAAACAACCGAAGGTGCTCGGGGAACCTGTCATCGAACGACACAAAATCCACCCACTTCCTGCCGGTACAGCTAAGTTGAGCCATCATCTGATGGACGTACTTTGCCGGAGGTTTGCCGCTCTGGATGTAGTCTAGGTGTGTCGTTGACCTGGGGCACTTGATCTCCACCAGACCGTCAGACCCAACTAGAGCGTCTGGGCTGGCACCAAACCAACGGATCAGCGGGTGCTTAACAAACCCAACATCGTCCGTTAGTTCGTAACTCGCTTGATACGCAGCCCTTGCAAGCGGCTCAACATCGATCCCCCGTTGCATGTCTGCGTTAACAAAGGAGTCTTGCGCTCGACCCGTCAGTCGCTCTGTGACCAGTTGGGTCAAGTATCCCTTCCTTGCTTGCGTTTCTTTGCCTGCAAGGATGTCGCTGGCTCGAGAGCCTGTAGCGTGACCCAGCCTGTCATGAAACCACTGTTCTGTCCGTTGTTCAGTCATGGACGTACTCCAAAACCCTCTGAAAGCGCCCAGAAGCGGCTTTCCTGCGTCCGGTAGGCATCAGGTAGCCTTTCCTCACCAACGGCGCTATACGGGGCGTTATCGTGTTGAGCGGGAGTCCTGGCAGACGCTTGGCTAGTTCGTCTGCTGTTAGACCTTTCTTTGCGCTCCTGAACTCGGCCAGCACGACCATCTCAAGTCTGTTGGCATCGACGCTGACTGCAGCCTCGTGGCTGGTTTGCGGGTCGGTGCTGCGAGCTAGTCCTGGCCAGTTCATGCTTTCACCTCCAGTTTTTCATCGTTCTCCGCGAACAGAACGATCTCAACTTGGGAGTCCTTTGTTTTGATGACGATGTACCGCTGCGAGAAAACCCGACAGCTTTCGGTGTGCAAGGTTTTGATTTCTGACAGTTCGACGGATTCGACTTTGTGGATGTTGATGTTCATGCTTTCACCCATGACTGATGGGGGATCGGAAACTTGGGAGCGTGAAAGAACTTCCGCAGGATCAGCGTGTCGGGGTTGTAGAAGGCACCAGGGTTGATTGATTTGATCTGAGCGATTGCAACCTCCAGTTCCTTGTTGTCGTGTTGGTAGTCGCGTCCGACTCGAGCAGCAGCGCGGAGCATGGCACGTTGTTGGTCATTCAAAAGAATTGCGGGTTGCATCATTTCACCTCCATGAGTTCGTTTTTGCGTTTGTTCTTGGCTGCTTCGATCAGGTTCATTGCTTCAGTCCCTTGATGGGCTTTGTAGGCATGACCGTAGATCGTCTTGAGTTCGTCTAACGTCGCGCATTTCATCAACTGGTTGACGTACGGTGCTGGGTCAAGTGTTGGGCGTTTTGCCGCGGCGTTACCGTCATCGTCCTCTGGAGCGATACCACAAGCCGCCATCAGACTGTACCTGCGAGCGTAGGTCAGGGCCGATCCGTAGCCCTGCGGGTCTTGCTTTGCAGCAGGAACGTGGAGCTTACCGGCCGACAATGTTTCGCCAGACTCGTGAACGAATACGGTTTCTACGATCACCCCGTCCTCGCACTCGTGCGTCTGCTGCATAAGCATGATGCCGTTCCCGTTCAGCCCGTCAATGACAGCTTCTACGCAAGCCGCAAGATCAGCGTATCTGCTTTTGAAGTGCGGGTTTGTGGAGGATTTCAACGCAGGCCCGAAAGCCTTCTGTGCCTTGACCAACGATGATGCGATCTGTTTCATATGTCCCTCGATATTTCTGCCACTTGGTTAGGTATTGTTCCTGTTCGCTCGGTGGTGTCCACCCGAATCGTCGCCACGTTTGCTGCACATCTGTAGCGACGCCGGGGGTCCACTTGAAGTCTAAATCCGTGAGATGAGTTGCCAAACAAGGTCTCCTATCGTTGAGGTTGAACCGATACTCCAATCGACTGCTGTGATGCCGAGGACTACTCCTGCTGCGATGATTGCGAGGTGTTTCATTTGCAAGCCTTGTATGCGAGTTTGGAGGACTGCTTCCAGGTGTCGAACTGCGTTTCTGCCAGTTCCTGAATGCGCTGCTTGAGCCATGCTTTCGCATCCTCACCGTTCCAGAGCATTTCGATCACTTGGTCGGTGGTGATGTCGGTATCGCGGTCTAGGTCAACCCAGACCTGGATGATTTCCTTGACTGACGCTGAGTCGAGCCAGCAGGCAATCTCGTCGCTCTCCCACTCTTGCTGACGCTCGAGACTGTCGTTGTAGTTGTCCTCACGAATCCAGTACAAGTCCATTTGTGCCTCGGTTGTTGTTTGTTGACGGTGAAAGAATAGTACAGTAGACTTCATCCCTAGGTCAACTAGAGCGTTCCATTTTTTACAACTTTTACAATTTGAGGTTGCGATGACACCGAATGACGCGATCAACTTAGCCGCTGCCCTGGTGGGCACGAAGGGGAAGCTGTGTGAGCAGTTGCAGGTCAGCAAGCAGGCAGTGAACGGGTGGAAAACTCGGGGGGTTCCGATCAAGCGAGCCTTGCAGATTCAGGAGTTGACGGGCGGGGTGGTCAAACTGGGTGATCTGTGTCCGCAGTACGCCAACATCGAAATCGTGCAGATCGAAAATGTCTAGCCTGACTGCTCGGTCGAAGGCATTGCTTGTAGAGCTGGGCTATCAGGTAGCACTGGTCGAGCACTACAACAGCTTCACAAAGCGCAAGCACGACCTCTGGGGCTGTATTGATCTGCTGGCAATCGGTCACGGCGAGACGGTAGCAATCCAGGTGACTAGCAAGGGTCATCTGTCAGAACGTCGGCACAAGATCGAGGAAGCCGAGGCTTACCCTGAGATGCTGCGTTCAGGGTGGCGGGTGGTGCTACATGGGTGGTTCAAGGAAGGCAACCGTTGGCAGTTAAAGGAGGTGGAACTGTGATCTTCACACTAGCGCACGACACTGCCCGCCAGAGGGCTGTAGAGGCCGTTAAAACCGCTCGGCATGGCTGGGTGGTACGGATAGAGCCACCCAACAGAACAAGCGCTCAGAACTCTTTTTACTGGGCAACACTGTCAGCGATCAGCGAGCAGATACGTCCGCAGGGTCAGGCGCACGATCAGGATGTCTGGCACGCTTACTTCAAGACTCGCTATCTGCCTGGGAGGATGTTGGAGTTGCCCAACGGTCAGGTGATGGAGGCAGAGCCGACTACAACAGGGCTGACGAAGGCACAGTTTTCCGACTACGTTGAGCAGGTGCTGGCATGGGCGATAAATCACGGGTTGACGCAGACGGACGAGATGTCTGTTTTGCGTGCGGCGAACGACACGACAACGCAAGACTCGTCACTCTCCCTAATGGCGCCGTAGTAGGACTACAGTCGAGAGAGTACGCATTGCACTGCGAGGCTGTCACTGTCCTTAGGTGGCCGATCAAAAAGCGCCGAGAGCATCTGGAGCAGGTTGAGAAGGCCAGAGGGATGCCAGCAAGGCGGGAACTAGAGGAGGAGATGAAGCGATGTTTCGCAGCAAAGCGTGGTTGAAGGCTGTTGCCTCTCTATCCTGCCAGCGATGTGGTCTGGACGGTCAGACACAAGCCGCACACGCTAACTGGGGCGCATACGGCAAGGGCCTGGGGATGAAGGCACACGATTGCTTTACCGCGGCACTCTGTCAGCACTGCCACTTTGCTATCGACCAGGGGTCGAAGATGACGGGAGAGGAGCGGCGGGAGGCTTGGGAGGATGCGTTCCGCAAGACGTTGGTCGCTCTGTGCGAGGCTGGCAGGTTCAGTGTCAAGTAGTGCGGGGAAAAGGTTCTCTAGCAGGTGTTTTCCACTACAAGGAGGTTGAGATGAAGAAGGTAGCAATAGGTCTGTTGTTCTCTCTGGTGGCGAGTGTTGCTTACGCTGCTTGCAGCACGCACACTTACTTCGTCAACGGCAGGTATGTCACTTGTACTACCTGTTGTTACGGCAGCAATTGCAATACGAACTGTTTTTAGATAGACTGACATTGTTGGCGTAGGAACCGACAACGAAAGGCCGCTATCTCATGCTCCTCGCCCTCGAAAGGGGGTTCCTACCGGGGGGCAGCAGATAGCGGCTTTTTTCATTTCTACGGCTAACCGCACTCCGAGCGAGATCAAGAGCCTGCATGGGCTGCGCGGAAGAAAACACAGGCCAATCTGACACCCTGATTGCGAGCCTCCCAGCCTGTCTGCGAGGGACTGGATAACGTATGTGCTTAACGGGTGGTAGACCAAGCACAGACGGATGAATCGCAGCCGCTAGGTACTCTGGCTCTGTCACAGGATGACAGCAGTGGGAGAGGAGGAAGCCAGACCAGCTACGCTGGGGGCTACCACCCTGGGGG